TTTACCTGTTACATTATTATTTACTAGCACACCCGCTTGGTCTGCTGAAGCCGAAAGGTTGTTAGCATCTTTAACTAATGCTGACAACCCTTGGTTTCTAATTTCTGTTTCTTCAAAGCCTTTTTGTTTTCTGTTGTTTACTTCATCAAAAAACTTTTTAACGTATAACTGCTGTGCCTCTGTTAGCACGGAAGATAAATCAAAATCTTCGTAACCAGGAGAACCAAAGCTATCAGCTCTGTCTAGCTTCTCCTCTAACATGTCGGCCATTTCGTTTGCAGTCATTAATTACGTTGTTTTAAATCTATTTTAGCTTTAATTCTCATTTTTACCTCTTGATTATCAGGGTTATTTAAATACATAATTGTATCTGTTAAATCACCTAACTCTGATCCGTTATCAAGAGTATATCGTTTGTTTCCTTTTCTAACTATAGCTCCTGCTTCAGTAGCCTCTTGTACAAAGATACGATCATTGTATTGAGGGTGGTTAACTATTTCTAAGAAGTAATTAGGATCTTTTTCAAGAACATTTAATACTTCATTTTTAAGCCAATCTCCTGTAGCAGTTGCTGGAATAGTTCGTCCTAAAGATTTTATAAATCCAATGATTGCTTGTTTACTATTAGTAATCTCTGCAAACTTAACATATGCATCTGCTTTTACATTTGCTTCTGCTAGTTTCTTCACAGTTACTTTATCTTCGTCTACAATCATAAATTCATATGTTGCTTTTAAAATTCTTTCATCATAAGATGGTGAAATTAGCATCTTATTAGAAAGAAGAATTAAATACTTCAACATATCTAAAGGTCGATTAAGATTTAGAGTTGTTCCTTCTTTAGTTAGAATTACTCTGCCTCTTCTATCTGATCTCCAGAAGTTTTTTTCTGTTGGTAAAGTAGCATTTAAATCTACTCCCAACTCTGTTTCAAAGAACTCTTTTTGTGTCATCCCGTTTGGATAACTTTCCATATACTTTTGAATGTTCACTCTTTTTTGATCATCCAATATTACTTTAACTCCGCCACCTCTAATTTGGCTGTTTAATGGTACTTGATAACTTCTTTTTATTTTGTTATACAAGAATGGATCTTTCTTTTTATCCTGTCCTTTTACAAGTAAGTTGTTCCATTTACCTGATGATTCTACAGGTTTTATAGAAACAATCCTATCTTGTAGAAACGTACCATAAACTATTTTTTCTTTTGTTGCTGTCTTTGCCATTTTATTTTATTTGCTGTCTTTTAAATTCTCTTTTTAAAAAGAGCTCCCTAGGCTATCAACTCTAAGGAGCCTTTTTGTTTATTCAATTAAACCTTATTATGAACAAGATTCTATCTCTCAACTAGTAGTCTTAGATCTACAACTTTTGTAGGATCTTCGATCATCATACCTCCCCATTTTTGGAAATGTACTTCGTATCCGTCTACTCGTGAAGCTACCATCTTAGGACTGTTTTTTCCTCCTGGAGAGAATGGATCTCTCATACCTGGGATATACGCCCAATTATAATCTGGAACTCCTTTTGGCTTAACTCGGTAGATACCTGCGTTATCGCCATAATCAAGTGCAAGGATTCTGTGTGATTCTACTAAACCTTTTCCATCTGGGTGACGTTGTGGGAAGTATACATCATCATCGAAGAAATCAAGGATTTCAACCATAATAGTAACTCCGTTATACCACTCGTATACGTTCCATTGTGGCTCTTGTAAACTCTTAGTGTTTTTACCACCAATTGTTCCTGAGTTAGTATTTCCTAACAAGAATTTGTCAGAGATTACTGTGAAACGTCCAGAAGCAGATTTTTCGTTAATTTGCTTAGAGATTTCGATAGCTCCGAATTCTCCTGTAAGCAAGTGAATAGTTCTTTTACCTCTTTCGATTTTACCAACACCCATATCAAGAAGTAATTCAAGATGCCAATCAAGGTCGTAAGTGTTATAGTAATGAACGTTAGAAGGAGCAATTTGCTCAAAGAAACCTGAACCTGACTCAACTGCATATTTAGTTTTGTCATCTTTGTTCAAGTATTTGTGATCAGATGTCCAGTTTTTCTTACCATACATCAACATACGAGCAAACATTTCTTCACACTGATGGTGAGCAACCATATCTTGGTAGTTAATCCAGATAGATTCTGTTTGACCTTTGTAGTTAAATCCAAACTCAAGTGGTTCGTTTTTACCTTTGTTGATAGTGTTACCAGCTACCTCATATTCCATTCTTAAAGTAGATGGACGGTTTTCCATTCTCCAAGGAGATGTAAAGTAAGGCTTAGAACCTTGGTAAGAAAGTGTAGATGGAGCAAGTGAGTAGAATTTAGACCAACGAGTACCAATAGCTAATTCCTCAGAAGGAATAGATTTAGTTGGGTTGTCAGTAACTAATTCAACTTCGAACTTAAATCGAGATCCTGCATCCATAGCTTTTTTAACTAATAGATGATAATCATCAACTTCTCCACGAAGAACGTTAGTTTCTTCAAATAAAGCTTCGTCGAAGATTAAGTAGAATCGCTCTCCGTTTGCTCCTACGTTAGCAGGAAAAGATCCTCCCGAGATAGATGCTCCTGAAATAGTTTCAGCATCAACTAAAGGAAGGTTTTTGTCATGTTGCCCTTGCAACATCCAGTTGTAAAATCCGTTCTCTTGTTCCACTTCTTTAACAGGGAATCGATCACAGAACTCACGTAATTTACCTTGTAAATTAGTTTTGTAAATCTCACGAATTACATTACTAATCAACTGAGGCTTTTGTTGGTACAAAGCATGGAAATGGTTGTCAGTGACAAGACCATTGTAATCTTTAGCTTCATACTTTTGTAATGGAAGTAATTGTGCCATTTTTGATTTGTATTATTTGTTAACGGTATAAATTTATTTTACTTTTTCATTGCTCTATCGAGCATATCTAATATATTACTTGTTTTTTGAGAAGTTTCTACGGAAGTATTTCTACCTACGCTTCTGTCTTCTGATGCAATTATTTTATCTAATTCATTAATTGCTTTTGTTTTAGCCACTTGTTTTAGTTTAGAAATATCAGGTTTAAACTTACCTTCTTTATCTAAATTAAATAATCCAAGTGTGTCATAATAATTTATAAGCATTTCAAACTCTACTGGATTTCTAGTTTGCTTATACATTAAACTATTATATTCTCTTCCTGTTTTATTATCCTTATAAACAGGACTTAAAATATTTTGCTTGATCTTTTCTTTACTAACTTTATTTAAATTAATTCCGTCAATAAAAGATTGCCTTTGATCAATATTATTAATTAAAGATTCAAATGCTTTATTCTGTTGAGCTATTTGTTGTTTAGTTTTTGCAGCTTTATATTCTTTAGCTTGAGTAACTACAGCATTCGCTTGATTTTTTAATTCAGGAATTGCTTCTAGTGCTTTTGCTTCTAACTTTTTTACTTCTACTGCATCTTCTACAGCTTCAGCTGCTTGCTTTTCTGTAAAGTTTTTAGAAAGTAAAAGATCATAATAAATTTCTTTTTGAAGATTTTCATCACTCTTGATATCTTCTTCAGAAATAGAATCAAAAAACTCTAATCTTTGTGCCATCATAATAGCTTGATCAGTTTCATCAAATGCATCTTCAATTTCTAAGAATCTTTTTTTAGCAGCTGGCATATTAGCTTTCCACTGTTCTTCAGCTGCTTTAAAATTAGTTTGAACCGTCTTAGTCATTAATTCTTTAATAGTATCTAATGATCCTTCTAGTTCATCTAATTTATCAGCTTCTGCACTAGTGATAATATTTGCATCAACTAATTCTTTAATTAATCCTTTATAAATTTCTTCACTCCTCTCGCTTGAGGTAGCGGTTGTAGATTTAGTTTGGTTATTGGTGTTTTCATAAGCACCTTCACCTTTTTCTGATTCTACAGGCTGAAACATTTCTGAGTTCTCCTCCTCAGTTTTTGTTTCTTCTCTTTCTTCGCTTTCTTCAGACTCCACGACTGAATTAAGCTCTTCTGGTGACATTATTTGAAGTCCTTCAAATAGATCATCTTTTTCTTCACTCATAATTGCTGTCTTTATTTGGTTACAATATTAAAATTATTTTTATAATTAAACTCGATTATATTTATAGCTTTGTTCTATAGTCTTATAGCTTTATTTGTTTTTTATTGCACTAGTTCTTTGCTTTTCTAGTTGCATTTTTTCTTTAGCGATATCTTCTTTAGCTTGATTAGACCGTATTGTTTCTTCTAATTTAGCTCTATCTAAATCTATTTTTTGGTCGTCTCTTTTTTCTGCAGCTTCTGTACGTCGTAAATCTAACTTATCCGCAATACCGTTGTTATCAGAATCTATTAATCCCGATTCTGTACGATAGTTATTATTAGCTTCTCTCATAGCTGCTATAGTTAAATCAGCTTGTATTTTTTCTCTATCTACTGAGATTTTATCGTCATGTTTCTTGAGATCTATTTCTCTAGCTTCTTGATCTGCTTGCATTTGAGCTTGTTGCATTTCTTGTTGCTGTTGCATCTGTTGTTGCTGCATCTCGTTATTTTCTTGCTTAATTCTTTCTGCAGAATTTTGAAGTTTCTTAGCAATGTCTTGTACAGAGTCAGATTGCGATATAGCTACTAAATCCGAAATAGTCGCTTGACCGTTTTGAATAGCTGCTTGAGATAGTGCTCTAATATCATTGTACAGCTGTGTATCACTGCTAGAATTCGATAAATGTAAATCATACTCTGTAGAAGCAAACTCATCAAAATGAGTAATAAATTGTTGACTAAGATCGTCAAGTAAGAATTGACCTTTTTGAGGATTAGCTTTATATGCATATTTACAACATTCTAAAAATTTAGTTAAAGCTCTTTTTCTAAAGTTTTGGTCTATAGCAAACCATTTTTCTGTAATGTGAGATGTCTGTGCAACTTCTCTTTCAACGTTACCTACTGCTTCTCTATTTTGTATTTGTCCTTCTCGTGCTCCAGAAACACCAGCTAGTTTACCTAATGTGTTTTCTATATCTACAAGTAAATTAGTATACATGCCTATTGCATTAGGATCTCCTATATTAACTTGTTGTGCAGTAAGCTGATTAAATTGTCCCGCAGATTTACCTTGAGCAGGGCCTTTAAGAATTTCATTAGTAGGATCTAGCCAAGCAAATTTGTTTACAGTTACATATCTCATCCATTCTTTTGGATCCCATCCTGATGGTACTAATGCTGAATTAATAGCAGTAAAGGACCCCTTATATGTGGCAATTTCAAGCTCTCTTTTGTAGTAAGCTATGTCATAAGAATAGGCGAGAGGTTTCATGATGTCCATAAGAGATTGGACTTTATAGTCGTTTGTAGAATTGACAGAGCCAATATATGGCGGGGTCCCTTTAGATTTATTTACTAATGATTTGCTAGCAAATGGTACAGGGCGCATTACTGTGTAAATGTGGTCAGCAATTTTAGTGCCTTCCATCCATTCGTTTACCCATATCCATTTTACTGTTTCTCCAAGTTCTTTATTGGGTCTGTAGTCTTCAGGAACCCAATCTTTTTGCTCCACACCTTCTTCATCAAAATAAGTTAACTCTCCAATTTTACGTCTAGAACGCCAACATACTTTCATAACTCTTACATTGCCGTATGTATCAAATGCACCTGCAAAAGTTCTAACACCTGCTTCATTAGGATGGAATATATCTAATGCCCCAGCTTCTCCATAGAAATCAAATATTGATATATCTCTATTTAAGCCAACGCCTCCACCACCGTCCATAGCAGTGTCTACTTTTCCTTTTTCTAAGAAGTCTATATCTTTTGGTTTAAGAGTGTCCCAGTAATCATCGATTACTTGGCCTACAGATTTATACCCATATTCTACAATAATATCTGCATCTTCAATATACATAGAGCTGCCACCAAGAGTATATATGTTCATCGGATTTACTCTTCGCATTACAGCTTCTCCTCCTAATACACCACAATATACTATTTCTTCACCTGCTGTAAGTAAGTCTTCAAACGTTCTTAAAAATTCAAAATCAAAGTTTTGTTCTTTGTATTCTTTCTTTAAGATTTTGTTAGCTACGATTTCAGTCATATCTTGAAAACCATAGTTTTGATACTTTTCAAGTTCTTGTAATCTTTTTTGTATTTCTTCAGGAGTTATAGATTCTGTCTGAATAATTTGAACCATTTCTTGTGTAACCTGGTCCATCAATTGTTGTTCTTTTCTAGATATACCTTCTTGGTCTCCTGATGATATATAAGCTTTAAACTCTTTCTTACGCTTAGCGTATTCTCCCAATAATAAATTAATTTTTGTGTTTTCAATACCGATGTGTTGAAAAGTCGCAGGCATTGAATCGAGATCTAAATTATCAGGATTAATAAATTTTTCAAAATCTCTTGGAGAAATTACATTAGCACGTAGATTGTAATTAATACGTTTATTTCTAAAACTGTTTCTAAGATTTACATCAGATGTTAATAGGTGCTCTGCAAAGTCTATATTTTTTTTATACCACTTATCTGTCTTTTGTGCATCAGATAATTTTTGACGTGGAAAATTTATATAACCTTGATTATCTAGATTGTCGGCCATAATAATAATTATTTTCTATTTTTACAAATCTATGAATAAAAATTTGAATCTATAGTTCCAGTAGGTTTCTTTTTTAATACACCCATCTGAGAGAAATAATCATTATCTAAAAACGTTTTAATTTCTTCTATACGATTTTCTGTCTGTTTGTACATAGTAGAATCTAACCACATAAGCATTATTAACGCAGATACTCTATCAAAGTTGCCTTGTGGGTTCCACATAATTAATTCTGTAAGCAATGCAGGAGAATATATAGTTTCATAAATTTTAGTTTCGGATTTAATTGATATAGTTTCTTGTAACCAAGATTTAACCATATTACGTCCTTCTGAGTTAACAGAACCTGATGCGTTAATTCCTTTAGATGTGTTACCAGTTTGTTTATATGTATCAGAAGACCGTAATTGATAAGGCGTGTCTGCAAGTAGATATGTACACTTGTGGCGATCAAAGTAATTAAATAAACCGATGAGGTTTTTTTCATACATACCTACAGCATTATAATATAATAAAAGCTTTCTGCAGATTTCATAGAAGTCTTTTGCTTCAGAAGTTCTACCTGTATATTCTGCTACAAGTTGTCTTGTTAATCTATTCATTATAAATATAGATGGAAGAGAATCAGTAGTAGACTTATCTTTATCTACAACATCTATTCCTGCTATGTATACATTTCTAGGAACTATGCCTTCATCGTTTTTCTGCGGCTTTACCCATATTTCTACGCATCCTCGTTTATCGTCGTTACGCTGCAATGGAAATTTTCTTATTGGTTTTAGATCTTGGATAGTATTAAATTCTACTTGATTGTTTTTATCAAATGTAAGTATGCCTTTAAAACTTGCATCTTGAAACTTAGCATATTTACCTCCTTCAACTTCTGCTAACTGTTCTTTTAATTGTAATGTTGGAAAAAACGCTCCTTCTAAAATTAAAAAAGCTTCTGACGGCAGCATCGGTCCGTTAATTATTTCAGTTTGATACACTGTAGGATCAGGAGATTTTTTAGCTACATCTCTTTTACTTTCTATAAATACTCTAGACAGCTCTTCATTAGTAATAAGGTTAGGGCCTTTTTTAAATTCATTAAGTGTTAGAGAATATGGTACAAAGTATCCTATAGTTCCTCTGTTTTCAAATATGTCTTCGAATTCTACGCAATTGTAATCATGGGGATTTCTAAATATAGTTTCTGCATATAATGCGGCTTTTCCTGATACTAATCCTCCTGTTCCTAGAGCCCATATTACAAGATTCTTTTTTGCTTTAGATGCTTGTGTTGCTTCAATTGCTCCCCAAGATTCTTTTATATTATACATAAAACCAACTTCATCTAATGCTACTAAATTAGGTCGTGTTCCGTTAGCTGCTAGCGGGTTATCTTTAAATGTACGATGTCGCATTACAGAGCCTGTTCTTGTAGTTGCTTCTCTGTTAGCCATAAAAGAACCTGTGTGAGATATTGACAATGGCGACGGATAATACTCGTCTCCTAGTTGAAAATCACCACCTAATAATTCTATAGCAGTTGTAACTTTTTTCATAAGAGGTATTGAGTATTTAGTATCAATAGCCCCAATAATTGTATCAGATGCTAAAAAGTTTTTAGTTTTCTTTCTAGCTAAGTAATCGTCATAATCTGTGGCTCCGTCGAATAAAAAGTTATGGTTAGCTATTCCTGATGTCGAATAACTTTTACCAGATCCCCGTGCCTGAATACTTATAAAATGTTTTGCAGAATTTTTATATAGAGGCTTTCCTAGATTCTTACCGTGGTTCTTTCTAAGGTATTCTCGTGCAGGTACGTATTCTAGTTTCTTTAATTCTTCTTTAGTTATACGTTGTAGCTTAAGAGCTAGTTCTTTTTCAGGACCGTATTTACGATCACATGTATATTTCTTGTCATTAGTAAAGCCTGAAAATCCTCGGCATTCTTCGTAGATTAAAAATAGTTCCCAATCTATATCACGTAAGAAAGGCAAACCAAATGCTTGTGATACAGATGTATCATCTTCAAATTGTATGTTATGGAAGTTTATATAATAGTATAGTGGCCCAGGCATCCATTTGCCTTGTTGCCAATATCCTTCTATACATTTACGTTTTTCTTCTTTCCAAAATGAAAGCCTCTCATAATGTTCTAGTATAGGATGGAATTGCGGTATCTCATCTAATCTAAAGTTCTTATTGTTTATCATTTAATGCTGGCCATTTATCTAGTGGACAAGAAGATTCTAATGAGCGTGTTTTAAATTTTAAAGAACATCCACAGACTGAACAACAAGAAGAAATAAGAGCTGCACATTTTGTAGACTTATGTTCACAGTCCGAACAGATAGTATTTCTAGCCTCAGCTACTTCTTCTATAAATGCATCTTTTAATATTAGGTTTTTAATTCCTGATAGTATTTTCTGTTTATTTTCCCAAATGTTATCCATAACTATATTTCTCCTGATTCAGTTAAAGATACTATATTCTTTCCTTTCTTGGTTATTTTTTCTTCTTCGTAATCTTTTTTGATCTTTTTATAATCATCAAATAA